TCAATAAATCCCATCATTGCGATCAACCTCATCCTTAACCATTGATGCGAGCAGTTCTTCCAGTTTCTGCGCTGACAGCTTTACCTGGTGATCTTCAGCATCTTCCCGGGCTATTGTGGTTCGCGCAGTGGCTGATTTTGCTGACATCACCACAGGGGGCAGACGGACCATTGAACCATGGCCTCCGGAACAAATAAGGGCAAAAATAACAACCACTATCGAAAGCTCACAAACTAACCGCAGCACGTTCCTGCATACGACGTGTCTGCGGCATAATCCCAATGATTACTCCCTGACAGGATTTGCAGGCCACTCAATATCAGGTACAGTTGATGTATCAACACGATTCAACAATACCCGATATTTATTCCATGCCTCCAGCAACGATCTTTCTTCCTCCGTTGCGATTTCCAGATCTACAGCATCCTGCAGTGGCGCAATATACTCACTGAATTCCTGGATGTAGAACTGTGTGGTGACGGTCTTCCAGCCATTCGGCTCCTGCTGTATCGAAGCATACCAGGCTATTTCAATATCGCTATGCTGCGGCAGCATTTAACCCCTTGTAATTCATCGCCATAATTGATTTAATTCACAAATAAAACTATAACATGGTGAAATCAATGAAAAAAAACACAGATGATGGGGCTAAAATTTACACACCACTTACCCTAAAGCTTTATGACTGGTGGGTTTTGGGAGTATCAAATCGGCTTGCATGGGGATGTCCTACAAAGGAACACCTTCTTCCACACTTTCTGGAACATGTAGGTAACAACCATCTGGATATTGGTGTTGGAACTGGGTTTTACCTTACTCACGTACCTGAGAGTAGTCTGATATCTTTAATGGATTTGAACGAAGCTAGCCTGAACGCGGCATCTACAAGGGCTGGGGAATCAAAAATTAAACATAAAATTAGCCATGATGTTTTTGAACCTTATCCCGCGGCGTTACATGGTCAATTTGATTCCATTTCCATGTTTTACCTTCTTCACTGCCTGCCTGGAAATATATCTACAAAAAGCTGTGTAATACGCAATGCGGCGCAGGCCTTAACTGACGATGGAACTCTATACGGAGCCACAATTCTTGGCGATGGAGTTGTGCACAATAGCTTCGGTCAAAAACTGATGCGCATTTACAATCAGAAAGGCATCTTTTCAAACACAAAAGATTCCGAAGAAGGCTTAACACATATACTCTCAGAGCATTTCGAGAATGTTAAAACCAAGGTTCAAGGTACTGTAGTAATGTTTTCCGCTTCAGGGAAAAAATAGCATCCAACCGCAGCACGTTCTTGCTTAAGACGTGCTGCGGCATAATCCCAATGATTACTCCCTGACAGGATTTGCAGGCCACTCAATATCAGGTGCAGTTGATGTATCAACACGGTTCAGCAACACCCGATACTTTTTCCAGGCTTCCAGCAATGAGGTTTCTTCCTCCGTTGCGATTTCCAGCTCAACAACAGTCTGAACGTACCGGGAACAGCCTCCTTCAGAGCTTGAAGGATATCAATGTTCGCTTCCTGTTAACTGCCGGACAAGTGCAACCAGTTCGCTTACCTGATTTTCCAGAGTGCTGATCCGGGTGTCTGCTGTTGCCAGATTTTGACGTAGCGTTGTGTTTTCCTCTTCCAGCGAGGTAACGCGATCATCTGTTTCACGGGCGACCTGAACAAGTAAACCCGTCACGGCGGCGTAGTCAACATTAAGATAGCGCGTTTCTTCGCGTAGCTCGTTGCCGTCAACGGTCGGGCCTTGCAACTCTTCACCGTAATGGATGAATGAACCAACGGCCTCCGGGATGGCCTCTTCAACTTCCTGGGCTATAACCCCGGCGCAATGTGCCCCATTCTCCTTGAGCGTGTACGTGTATCCATTAATTTTGCGGATTGCGTCAGTCGCGTTATCGATAATCTCGATATTTTCTTTCAGTCTGCGGTCTGATGACTGATTCAGTGTGGTGCAGTTAACACTTCCGTTTACAGTAAGGTTTTGCCCGTCTGTTGTTTTTTGCGCATAAAACAGATACGCAGCAGACGTTCCAACCTCAAAAACGTTTTGTCGAGTACTGGAACCCCACACCCTGATACTAACTGGTAGTTCTGAATTACCTGAATTAAGTAAAGCAAAACGATTGCCAGTCCCTGTTTGTTTTCTAATTACTAAATCGGCAGTTGAGTTAACCTCATTCCTGTTGATAGTGAGCGCCTGCGCTGTAGCACCGTTAACAGTGCCACTTAGTAGTTGAACCGCTCCATCATCGCCATTTAACAGCACTTGAGCGCTGCTTCTGTGGTTTTTCAGGAACAACATTTTGCCTGTGCTTTCTGATGTGCCTACCGACCACGCCGAATTGGTTCCAGTGCTATCAACACCACGAACGGTACAATTCATGCTGCCATAATCTGACGTACTTCCAAGCACATCAATCCGCCCGCCACCTAATTTTGATGGAGTCGTCGAGGTTAACGACCTGACGGTTACATCCTGATTCCATCCGGAAACAACAACCTGACTCCACGCTGTCCAGTTTCCATTAACAACAAAGCGAACGTATATACGTTTTGTGTCGTTGCTGATCAGCGTTTGCATGTTCGCATAATCCGAAGCAGAAACTTTGCGAGTCGACTCTACACGGAGCAAAAAGTTACCGGTTACACCGTCAGGCTTGTTGGTGATATTTGCACCACCTCCAGAGGATGGACAACTATAGTATTTAACCGCCCCGGCATCTGACCTGATGGTCAGGTTGTTAAGATCAACCTTCTGGCCGCCAATGTTTTCCGGCTCGATAGCTCCTGCTATCCCGGCACTGAACGTAGCAGCGGCTGAAAACGCTGTCGTACCTTTGAAAGCCAGTTGACCACCAATCGTTAATCCCTTGTCGAGTTTCGCTTGCGTGATCAATTTGCTGTTTTGTTTCTGATCAGGACTCTCACCAAAAGCCAGATCCCCATTAGTATCAATTCCAAGATACTTTGGGTTCACGTTGTCTAACTTAAACCCAATGGACACATTTTCAGAAGAACCAGAACGCGTTAAAACCAACGGCGTGTGCTGTACTCCATAGATGCTTAGCGTAGTTGCCGATGAGTCAGTGTCGGTATTTGCAATCTCAATCGTTCTGCTTTTAATTTTATACGCTACTGTGAGATCACGGACTTCAACCCTCCCGTCGTGACGAACAACAAGATCCCCTCCTGATGTCCCCCCTGCTGTCTTTGCCCTGATGCGAACTTCGCCAAGCGAATCAGTGTTAGGACCAGCATAGATTATGCCGCGCTCTGTGTTATCGCCAGTATAAAACCGCAAAGCGGTGACTCCACTGTCTGCCCGCAGGAAGACTGACGGTGTACCTTTTTTGATTGTCAAGTCACCTGTCATGGTATCGCCGGATTTTTTTACCTGCGCATCGTTAGTTACGTTGCCAAGTCCAACATCCGATTTCGACGGCTTGTTTCGGGTTCCGTATAGCTCATTGACGGAAAATTTACCACTATTAAGTCCACTATCGTTACCAGCGTAAACCTTGATCTTACCTGTTCTGAAGTCGATATTGATCGCAGACCACGTATCGCCGCACCGCGAGAATATACCAGAACCGTGGTCATAATGGGTCGCCGTGCTTCCGGTCGGCTTATCACCGCGCCAGAAATGACCACCTTTGTCACGCAGAGCTTTTAAGATCTCTACATCGCTCATCTTGCCGTTTGTTGCTATCCCGCTACCGCCAAGACCGAAAGCGCCTGTAAGCATAGCATTAGAAAGACCCAAATCTGCTTTAGTCGGCTTGTTTACCTGGTCGTAAATCCTTACAACGTTGCCTTCAATATATCCAGAAGGCGCGGCGGTTTGCTTAACAAATCCGTCTGGGATGTATAATTCTGTGCTTAGTGTTGTCTGCGCCAGCACCGCAACCTTTGCGTCGTTAATAAACGCACCCTGGAATGCCCAAACCTCAATAAAGCCGTCACCTTTAACCAGGCCGTAACGCATCTGGTTGTTATCGGTCAGCCCGGTTGACCCTAAGCGGCGTATACTCAGATGACGAGAAACATTATCCGCAGTAAGCGAAGAAGGCAGACCGCGCGCCGAGATCTCGATAAAGTCAATGTTTCCGTAAGGGGAGCCGTAGTTACCAGCGTTAGTAACCATTAGCGTTACATGACTTCTGCTGGTTCCAGGATCGGAAAGTTTCGCGATCTTGATGTAAAGAGACTCACTAGCAGTAACAACAGGCCAATCGTATTGCGTCATCGGGCTGACGAGTCCCCCGACCTTGTCGAGATATTCTTTCGCCTTGTTCTCTGACGCTTTAGCGTTGGTTTCGCTGACCTTTGCTGCTGACTCACTATTTTTCGCGTTGGTTTCTGATTTTTTGGCTGCTGTCGCGGAATTTGCCGATGCAGTTTGTGAGTCTGCTGCCGCCTGTGCGCTGTTATCCGCATTCGTCTCAGACGTTTTTGCGGCCTTCGCGGAATTTCCTGCCGCCGTTGCCGAGGAAGCTGCACTGCCGGCGCTCGAGGCTGCGCTCGTTTCTGATGATTTTGCCGCCACTTTTGAAGCCGACGCATCCCGGGCTGAGGTGGCAGCTTCTGACGCTTTCGTGGTCGCGGTGGATGCAGAAGTGGCCGCAGATTTTTGTGATGCTGCGGCATTCGTTTCTGACGTTTTCGCTGCACCGGCACTGGTGGCTGCCGCGCTTTTTGAAGACTCTGCAGCGGCAGCACTTTTTGATGCTTCAGTAGCCTTTGCTGATGCCGTTCCTGCGCTGGAAGACGCTGACTGAGCCGACGACGCGGCCTGTCCGGCTGACGTGCTGGCTGCGCGTGCGGAGTCCGCAGCATCAGTCGCATGGGTTGCCGCCTCACGGGCTGATGTGCGGGCATCACTGGCTGACTTCTTCGCGGCTGCCGTGTTCTGTGCCACTGCGGACGCGTTACGCGCCACCTCTTCCACCATCAGTTCAAAGCGGCGCAGTGCCTCCGGACGGACATCATCCTCCGTCATGGCACCGAGAAAATCATTCAGCGTACCCGGTTGTGAGTCTTCATACACGGTGATGGTCCCGGCATGCGATGGCGGGAAGCCTTCCACCAACAGAATAACGCTGTACTGACCGTACTCAACGTCCATGCTGTAACGCCCGGCTTCATCCGGGTTTTCTGAGGCCACCGTGTTCGCCACCACCGTGGTGCTGTTACGTTTTGCTTTCAGCTGGATTGTACAGTTCTGTACCGGTTTACCTGCACCGTCTTTCAGTACACCTGAAATCTTTACTGCCATATTCACCCCACAAAAAAGCCCGCCTGAACCGGCGGGCTGTCATAACACTGTGTTACCTGGCTAATCAGAATTTATAACCGACACCCACGATGAAACCGTCAGTGCGCCAGTCACCACTGCCGGAACCTTCATAAGCAATATCAATGGCCACGGATTCGGTCGGGTTAAACTGCACGCCAGCCCCCCACGCCAGAGACGTGTTGCTGTGGCGACCGTCATCACTTCCGGTCAGCACATCGTGCGTTTTCCCCTTGTTGTCAGTTACGCGGAGATAATCCCCGGAGAAAGTCGACACACGGCTGTAAGCCACACCCGCCATCGCATACGCGCTGAACCATTCATTCACGCGCACAGACGGCCCCGCCATCACGCTGAACCAGCGGTTACGCGCGGAATCTTCATGCCAGCGGGTATCGCTGTAACGGGTAAGCTGGCGATTCTTGTCTCCTGCATAGCTGAATGACGTCACCATTCCCAGCGTGTCCGTAAACTCATAACGGTATTTCACGTTAATCCCGTTCAGATCATCGCTGCCGGAAACGTTCGTCCGGGCATGAAGATAGCCCGCGCTCAGCGTGGACTGATGTTCAGACGCCCATGCAGGCGCACCGGATACGGCCAGACAAATGGCTGCGGACAAAATGGCTGCGGACAAAATGGCGGCATAAAGTTTACGCATAATTACCTCTCGCTTTTCTGCAATAAAAAAGGCGTCATTTCTGACGCCCGTTCTGGGTTATAAAATTCAGCTGATACTGATACCTGCTGTGGATTTTTTCATCACCACAACCAGCAGATCGCTGATACTGGTTGTTGGTGTCCAGTTATTCGCTCCTGATGAAGATACGGTGAATGTCAGTGTCAGCGTCCCCTGCCCGGCAGGCATATCTATAACTGAGGAAAATACGCCCTGAGCATCCGTCGTGGACTGATTAAAAATCTCCTGACCATTGCGGGTCACTCTTAACCGGCAGGTTGAATACCAGTATGACTGTTGGTTATTACTGTTGAAATTCTCATGCTTACCACCGCGGAATAACACTGGCGGTATCATGACCTGCCGGTCAAATTTCTGATCATCACTGATTCTTACCGTGATGGTGCCACTGGCATAAGTGCTCGTGCGGGGGAAAGACTTGCTGACCGTTTTGACAATATCGCCTTCAATCTGATTGGCTGACAGTTTCCCCTTAATCTGACAGTTCTCATTAATCGTGACGTTGTTGAGCGTCCCGGAGTTCGCATTCACACTGCCACTGATATCCGCATTTTTAGCGGTCAGCTTTCCGTCCGGTGTCAGGGAAAAGGCCGGAGGATTGCCGCCGCTGGTAATGGTGGGGGCCGTCAGGCGCTTCAGGAACACTTCATTCATGAATATCTGATCACCCTGACCAACAAACATCGGTTTTGTGTTGCCATTCGCAGGATTAATCATCGCAATCCTGTCTGCCGCCAGCAGCACCTGACT